TTATTGATTTTCTTCTCTTTTGTTTTCTTTGTGTTCCTGAAAAATTTTAGGCCAACCCTTTTTGAAATCATATTCCAAAGGATTATCCGATTTCCTCATTTTATTCTTGTGCTCTCTGGAAACCGAGTAGGTTGTCAATTTGACAACCTCAGCAATATCCAAGACTCTTGCTATGAAGTCATTTGTCATAGCGATTACGTTTCCATCCATATCTTCCCATGGAAGGATGTCTTCAATAGAATCTTCTTCCTCATTTCCTCCCGAAGGGGAGGATGTCATACGGGAGAGCTTGGCCTGAAGGATCTTTACAGAAAAACCAAGCGCTTCAGTGGAAGATACCAAATCGGATCTAAACCACACTCCATTAACTTGGACCCCACCGTGATTCAGCCGAGAATCCCGGTATTCGTTGATTTTCCCATTCATGTGGTCAATAGCCTCATCCCTGTCGAATACCCAATCATTCACGCTCCAATAGTGAAAACCGGAAGGTTTTTCCTTTTCTGTTACGTCATCCGGTAACGGCCCTACTTCCGTAATCACGTACTTGGAACCATCCCCTTTTCGATATACCGTCTTGCCACGATGATCTTCCTCTATTACCCACTTACCCGATTTACGTACCGATACGTATCCGGCCGGCGCCTTATCTGGAACATCCAGAGTGGCGTACATTGGGACCAACCATTTCCCTTTCTCCATCGGATTTGGTTGTGCCAGAATCGGTCCAATTCTTGGATCAGGAGGGAGCTCGACTTTAGTTACACCATCGAAGTAGTAAAGGCGTGGCCGGGTTTCTTTTGTGTTCATGTTTTGTAAGCTCGAATGATTTGCAAAAGGATAATCCCGTCAACGCGGGTCTCATCAGCGGTGCTGACCACGCGAGACGCATCGAAACCAGTAGTCGTGCATACAGTTCCTGCACCACCGTATCCAGCATTGGATATCCCTTGGTATCCACAATCCAAGCCGTAAAATGCTCCCGTGTGGTTGACTGCTGGCCAAGGATTACTGATGACGTCATCAGTAATCCGAAACGCTCCGGTTATATTTTGGATCGCATGGTTTTGCGTGGTTCCAACGCTGAGCCCAGAACCAGCGCCACGTATTACTCTGCGTTGTGCATTCGGCAGATAGAATGTGTTCCCATCGCCACCATGGGTATTTCCGATGGCAGCGTATAGTTCAGGGTAGGCGGCTGTGGATAAGGATGCCCCATTCGCCTCCAAAAATCCGGGAGGCAGCACCATCCCTGCGAAAGGGATCACGGAACCAAACGGAAACTCGCTCGATTTCAAATATTGTGTATGTGGATTGGACGCATTGAGATGTTCTTCCAGATCGACGCCAGGCAGTGAGTTTACCAACACGAAGTCCGTTCCATCGTATTCCAGATCGGCACGGTGATTCGCCTTTATGATCGGCGCCACCTTCGTTCCGTCCTTGTCGTACTGCTTGATATTCTTTGCGCCAAGTCCGTTGACATCGATGGTGCTCGATCCGGCGCCATCGGCGTGAAACGCGACGCGGAAGCGCTGGCCGGCCGCATAGGCGGTGATAGCCGGATTCGGGGTAAGCATAAACGCGCTCCCCGTCCCACCCGTAACGAAGGACGTAAATTTTTGTTCTACGGCCACGCGCGACAGAGCCTTTAGCAGCTGGGAATTATCCACTTTATCCAAGACGATCCCCGTCGCCTCGACAAGTTTGCTTATCTCTTCCTGGCATGCATTCAACCAGATCGCCGTAACCTCGGTCGGCGGCCTGTTGATGTTCGGGTCTTCGTGAACGAACAGATTATTTATGTGTCCAGCCCCATCAATCCGGTGCATACTCTCCTCCTACTCCGGTAATATCTTCGAACCATAGAAAAACATGCGTCTGCTTGAAGCCGGAAAGGGCAGTCCATAATGGTTCCGGGCGTACCACGGATCGATAATAACGAACCCGCATCACATAGCGTCCCCAATCTCCCCATAGGGAGTCCCCAGCGCGACTTCCCACGCGAAATGGACGTAACAGGTGATCGACGCGCACCAGCTCGACCGGAAACGTGAGCCCCGGCGCATTGGCGCTCCATAATCGTTCCCCCACCTTGGAACCCGCTGCAAATGGTTTGCGCGGCATGGTTTCCGTCACTCCCGACAAGGCCTCGGTAGCCACCTTCCGGTATTCGCTTATGTGCCAACTAGTATTCTTCGGACGATGCGTTTCGATGGCATTGTCCAATACCTTTTGAGTTTCCGCCTCGATGCGGGCGAGTTCCTGCGCCGCTCCCATCAGAATCCCATCGCCCAAGCCGCCTTGCGGCCATTCCCATGCATTGCCTGGTGGCAATAGGGCGCGGATGGACTCCGCGAATTCCCTTGGCGTGTGCAAGGTTATTTTCATGACCAGACAATGGGCTCCAGAACCATCACCTCACCCGCCGCCACCTGTATATTCTCGGTGGGCGCGTTCAGCGTGTATTGACTGGTAACGGTAGCGATTGCTCCATTGATTTCGGCCACGGTCAGCACGGAACTCTCGCTTGCCTCCAACAGCACGGCAGCGCCCACGGCGCCCTCGATAGCCGTTCGGTTCCCTTGGGTGTCATAACCTTCCATCAGATGGATATTCACCGTTATTCCCTTCTTGATGGGATCGTGCACACTCCAATCCGCCGTAGCCGGAACCATCTTGTAGAGATGCGCCGAAACGGCATTGGAGATGGCTTGGGTGGGTTTCCTATCCTGGAGAGTGTTGCAGATGGGGCGCACAACCACGGTCCCTTTCCCGAGGACATGGGGTTGAACCAGGGCCGTCGTCACGGACGGGTGAGCGCCCTTTGCCCAGAATCGATAATCATCCGGTTTCCCGGAACGGGCACCCCTGGTAACCACGATCTGCCATTCCTCCGCAACTCGCCCTCGCCAGTTATCCACCAGCTCATCTCCGGCCCCACCCGTCAATCCGTTGGCGTCCACGGTCATGGTGTTATCGCAACCGGGCACCGGGTCGATCAGGGTCAATGGCTGCCCAGAAGCCAAATTACCCTCGGTTCCCGTCTTTACGCAGCGCACATCGACCGATGTGCTTCCATCGCCCAATACGACGGCCAACGACACCTTGTAATCCAACCCATTCGACCCCCGTAGCAGGGTATCCGCCAGGAGTTTCGTCCCATTGGCGCCGGTAGCCGAAACTTTCCCGCTTGCCGCAGTCGCCATCAGTCGATCGACGGCATACAACTCCGCCCAATCATAGAGTCTTTCCAATTCGCAGGTGAGCGGGCTGCATTGGGCGTCTATCCATTCGAGATATCCATGTTGACCATGAGATGCCCTGGCCAGCGCTGCGGAAAGCGGGCCTCGCAAAGCGGCGGGGACAACCTGGAGATCGGCAGATACTCGGGCAAGGAGTTCCGAATAACCCGGTCTTTCATAATCCGTCATAATGACACTCTCACAATGAATCTTCGCCCATTGTGCATCCCATCGACATCAACAAAAACATTGGAAATACTTCCCGCCCCCGAAGGCGCTTTCGTTTCCCGCACCCGGATATCCCGTAGCGCGGGCGCCCGCTCCGCGATGGTCCGGCGCACAAGGGCCAGTGCTTCTTTCCTGGCACTGCCGTCGAGGGGTTGTCGTCGCACATGCCACAGGTCACTTCCTGCCTTTGGGTCGGCCCACCAGCCACGCCGATCATAACGATCGGTTACGCGTGAGGAAGGAGAATCCGCCTCCGCGTCGGTAAATAGCGCCGCATAGACCAGGGTAGCCGCCGCGCTGTCGTCGCCTTCATCCGGTCTTTCCATTTCCAGATCGAACCTGCCCCAATCCTTTTGCACCAATTTCAGCATCAATTTACCCCAGACGTAGGCACACCAGGTCCATTGCCGGTATGGGTATGACTATCGCTCACGTTCTTTCCATTCACGGTGAAATCTCCCGTAATGCGCAACCCACCCTGCATCAGGGCGACGCCTCCATTCGTACCGAAATAACCATTCTGGGAGATCGTATTTCCTTCCACCACGAGATTTCCTCGAACGATGGCATTTCCAGTTGCCTCGAAGAGCGGTGCTTTCGCAATGACTTTGGCGCTTGCATTGGCCTCGATGATTCCACCCCGCTTGATATGAACATGATTCCCGGCGTCGTCATGGAGAGCGACCTCACCCTCCTGCAAGGTCATTTCGTATCGCTCATCGCCGATGACGATGGCGACTCCATAGGAATGATCCCCAGAGGGAAAGATCAGATAGGTCCGACATCCGGGTTTCGGTCGATAGGAAAATCCATAAGGCTCCACCCTATCGATATTCTCCAACACCTCACCGGACAACACGCGGGCCTGTACCTTTTCATGGCCGATTCGAATCCCCATGCCATGGGCAAACAGCAATTGCAGCCTTACCCAGATTTGATTCCACATCATTATCTCCCGAATGCGCCGCGCTCCATGAGCTGCAAATGGGTAATACCGCCGCCTCGATCATCCAAGCGGAAATCACAATCACCGATAAGAAACACGCCATCGATACCTTCCTGGGGGATAACCACTCGCACCTTGGTATTAATACCCCACAGCCCACCATTCTGCCCACGCCATCCCAAGATCCGAAGATCCAGACGGCGGGCGCGGGCCCGTCTCCGATCCCGTTCCAATTCGGCCCTGCGCTCGCAACCGCCAAGGCCACGCCCATGCCGATCCGCCACCAACTGCAAGGGGCGATGGTACGAAACACCGTCATCTTTCACGGTACCATCAAGGTCATGATTGGATGAGTAGTCGTAACCTTTAATGGTGTACTCGGAAAAGCGCAGCTTGAATTCATCCGTAATCCGGTAGTGAAGGATATGCTCTCCATACACCAGGGTGGCCACGGGCGCGGCGTCGGTGGGTTTCGTCAACACCAAGCCACCGTTTTGCATGGGATACAGCAACAGATTCGCAGTCCGAACGGCGTTGATGAGCGCATTGGCGGGCGACTCGCATTGCATGGCGAAATTCGGTGTCACGGCAGTCTTGGTCAGCACCTTCAAAGGCACTTCGAAGGCCCCGCAAATCCTCTTCATGATATCTTCGAGGGTAAGCCCCAGCATGGTTTGGGAATATCGGCAATCCACCAATTCCCGACCGAGGGACCTTGCCGCAAGATGTATGGAGTGGTTCTCCTTGTCCACCTCTCGGGTCAGGCTATCCGGGCGCACCGTCGCCACCAAGTGGCCACCTATCATTACTTCGATGATCGTATTGGCCGTAATCCCCAAGCCATCCCCGGCACCTGGGCGAGTAATGGAGAGGGATACCGAAGAGCACAAATCGTCCACAGAGAATCGGATGCTCACCTCCTGCCAAAAGGCGTAGCGCTTGCCGTCGAAGCGGATTTCCACTTTGTTATCCATGCACGACCCCCTTCACGAACAACGGATGACGCACCGTGTTTCTGGCAAGGAAAACGCCTTCATCCACCTCCAGACGATGGGCCAGCGTCGTAGCGGGCAGCGACGATACGACATCGCGGGTTTTGGCTGGCACGAGATCCTGGGAGGCAAGCGCATCGATAACTCCATAACGCAGGTTGGCTGCGCGCTGGAATACCGAATCGGACATGTCCGGCATACTGATATCCATGGCGGAAAGTACGGATGAAAGCACCTGATCTCTGTGGGTCGAGGCTCGATATTCGGTTATAGCGATTCGGGACGCCGCCCCGATCAACAGGGCGGAACGCAAGGCGGATTCAGACGAAAGATTCCGCAGCACCGCTTTGTCCGTCGCGTACGGGCCGGAAATATTGTCATTCCCGGCCTTCACGAGGCTTGCGATGCGAGATACCACACGAGGACGTTCCGTGTCCGGGAAATTACTGTCGTCTGCGCCACTGCCCAGGGCATCCGCGATGCCGCGCATGGCCAGCGCATAGGCGGACCCATTGGCCATCAACGCACTCAAATCGGAACGGGAGGCCGCAATGAGTTGCCTTACCCCATCGCCCCAGGAAAGAGGGAGGGCGGACATCGACACCACCTTGCGCAATTCTTCCAAGCGATTTCGTACGGATGCCTCGATGACGGTCATTCCATCCGCGCTCACGGGCGCAAGGGAAAAATCCCCGACCGCGACATCCGCGAGCCCATGGACGCCTGCCACGGCCGTATCTGCTTTGTCGACACGTCCGAATGGTTCATCCTCCTCACTACCTCGAACAAACGTGACATCGACCGAGCAAAACCCGCCTTTTCCATTGCTCTCCGTCACGTTCCATGTACGAGAGCGCACCCATTTCCTACCGAGCCAGGGATGGATCAACCAACCTGCGCCCGGTTCCGATAGCCTGGTGAGAAACGCGTCTCGGTCGATGTCGTAATCGACCCCAATAAAATAGGCGACGACGCGATATTCCTCCACCTTGGTGCCCAAGTCTTCTATTCTCGGGACATCCGCGCCTGGATACTCATGAACCACCAAGCGACGACCATGGATGCTATCGTGCTTGTCGGCCAGGAATGGGATATCTCGAAACGATGCCCTCTCCAGGCGATCCAACCACCCCGTCATGGTGCCCCCCCCCACAGGTTCCCGGTCTCCACCGTGACATCGGCGGGACCATCGGCACTCATCTTTTGCCCATTCAGAACAAGGCCAGGTGCAAGGCCGACACTAAGCTTGGCATCCACCTTGGCCGGTTTTTTGTCATCCGGCTTCAATAGATCCTTGATCCCCTCGAACAGAACCCCCCCCGCGGCGCCGACCCCGGCACCGATCATGGTACCTACGACGGGGATAGCGCTACCGACGGTGGCACCGAGGGCAGCCCCGGAGAGGGCACTGCCACCATAACGGGAGATGGCAGAATCCTCGCCCGCCACCTTGCCCAGGGCATAGCTACCCGCCATGGCGGAAACCCCGGCAATCCCGCCCGTTTTACCGACTGCGAGCGCTTTTTTTCCGATGGCGCCGCCTCGCATCCTGGCGGCTGCGCTTCGAATTCCTCCACCGCCGGTCACGCCCTTGCCGCCCTTGCTGCCCATGGAGAAGGAGGCGATCCCCGCCGCGCCCGCCAAGGCCGTCAAGGCCGTGGTGGCAAGCGTCGTGGCGCCCACCAACAAGGGGTGTTTTTCAGTGAGTTCCGCAAAGGCATTCGCGGCGCTGGAGATGGCTGGGGTCAATTTATCCATGACCATTTTCTGGCCTATCTCTTTTTGCTGTTGGGCCTTCCGAAGGCGAAACGCGGAGGTCTCTGAGATCAGGGCATAGTTTGCGTCGATAGCACCGCCATCGGCTACATCGGCCTCTCGTACCTTGGTCAATACATTCTTCATGTATTGTCGGTTATTCATCATGCCCACCAGGGCCATCATGGCCTGCTGATCCTGGATCAGCTGACCGACACCAGCGCCCTGGGCGATGGATGCCATGGATTCCAGCACGGTGCGCCTTTCGGTGTCCGTCTCGACTTTATCGAGCTTCGTCTGCAGTGCCTTGTAATCGGCCCTGCCTGCCACGGTACGGTCGACCAATTGACCGAAAGCGCTGACGGAATCCACGCCCTGGGCACGTTTTCGTTGCAGATACGCAGGGAGATCGATGCCGAACTTCTCGGCCTGCTTTGCGGTATCCCTGCTGGCGATCTTGGCAAGAAGATTCTTGACGTTATTGCCTGCCTCATCCTTGCTACCCGCAGTAATGGCTGCAGCCTGGTTCAGAGAAACCAGCTTCGCGAATCCTGCCCGCCCGGACATGCCGGACATGGTGGCCATGGCCATCTGCTGAGGAAGCCATTTGGCCATATCCTTGAGTTCGAAACCGCCTGCCTGCCCAGCGGTCAGGGCCATATTGAGGACATTGTGGAGACGATCGGCGGAAATACCGAAAGTCTGCTTGGCGCGAACGGCGATCTGCGCCAGGATTTGCGCGTCGGTATCCGACGACACCGATGAACGCATCAATTTCGGCAGCATGGCCATGGCTTCCTTGGCGCTGACTGCGTTGGAGGCAATCATGGCATCCAGGGCTTCCGCTGCCTGGTCGCGGGTTCCGCCACCGCCTTTACCAACGGATCGATTGATAGCCGATTCCAGCATTCGCTTCCCGAGCTTTCGCCCGGAGATGTCACGTTCGGCAAATGCCGTATTGGCCATGTGCGCCAAGCGCTCGTCGAAGGACATGGATCGGGTCGCGGCACCCTTCACGGCATACCCGGCGGCGGCGACGCCCGCCGCCCCCACCGCTACCCCGCGCCCCGCGCCCATGGCCCGTTGCGCGCGGGTCAGCCTGCCCATTTCGTTGGTGAGCTTCGTCACGCGGCGCCGCACCTTATCAGCTGCGATGGCCTGCTCCCGAAAGGAGAGGGTGCCCGCGGCGGAAAGCCGTCGGTAGGCCGCCTCGGTTCGCCGGATTTCGCGCTGGATGACGCGCTCGGAGCGTATCCCGAGCCTATCTCGGGCGCTGGCGAGCCGTTTATGATCCCGCTGCTGCCTGGAGGTGGCGGCATGGACCGCGTCGCTCCCTCTTTTGGCCGCCCTTTCCGTCGCGGAACGGGCGCGCGCAGCGGAGCTTACCGAAGTATCGGCGACGGCCTTGATTCCACGGGAGGCGGAATCTTTTGCCCGTAACCGGAGTTCTACATCGACGGTGGATGTCATGCTGGCAGACTACCCGATTGGTCGGATATACCCCTTTTTGAGGGATAAAATTATCTTTTCTTTGTTCATCGAGGAAACTCCATACCGATCATGATGGCCGCCATTTTTCCTAAGCCGATAAACTTACCCATGGACATCGCCTCGACAACGGGCAGTGGCTGATGGAATACATGCATCACGAGCCCCGCCGCTACGAGGATTCTGGCCATTTTTTTTTCTGGTTCCCGCTCTCCAGAAATTCCTGGTACTGTTTCTCGCATTCCCCGATCAGATCGTCGGCCATCTTTTCAGCCCGGAGATAATCCATGCCATGAAGCCTTTCGATCACCACTCGATCCTGGCCCGTCATGCTGGCAATAAGGGTATGGCGGGTGGCGACGGCGCCTTGCGTGTCGAATGCAAGATAATCGCCTGCGGTGGCATAATCGCGAAAATCGAGCCTGTCGATGGTAATCTTACCGAAGGATATGTGGTGTTCGAGGTTCATTGTATTCATCAGCTGATCTTCTCCGAGAGGTTGGCAATGATGGTGACACGGCTCTCGTTGTCTCCGAAACCGACGGGTTCCGATACGAAGGCCTGGGCCATGAGATACACCTGACCATCGGCCAGACGCACCGTGACGTCTTCTTTCTCGACCCTGTTGATGGCGTCGATATCGATTCCGCCCTGTAGATTGATATTGATTTCCAGCTGGGCTGGCGTCCCGGATTCGGAAAAGCCACCATCTTCCGGCAGGCGGCCCGGCTTGTGCTCGCGCTTGACGCCGCTCGGGGTGAATGTGCCCGCATTATCCGCCAGGGGCAGCTTGCCGATGGAAGGGATCGAAACGGTTCTTATATTGTTGATTCTCGCCATGGCCTATCCCATTCAATAGAGTATGAAACGATAGAAGCGCACCCCATTCATCGAATACATCAAGATGCGGATGCGGACTTTCGGAACTGTGATCTCCCCGCCAGGATGTAGAAGGGCGAAGTGACCACGGGGGCATCCATGAAATTGAACCGGCTCGGGTTATCCACGTCCTGTTCCACCACCAACTTCGATTTGTAATAGTCGTATGCCTGAACCCATCCGTACTCCCTCATCAAAGTGTATCGGTACAGGCTCAGGAGAAATGCCTTCACGGAGTCCACCGTGGTGATGGGAAGCCCCGGACGGAAGCCCTCGTTGCTCTTGGCTGCCACGGTACCGGAAAAGCGCTTCATGGCCCCGATGCGCTGCTCATAACGGATACGCTCCATGACCTCCGGGGTATTGATATCGAGCCAGGCATCATCCGCGCTGCCATCCGATCGATACTGATACATGGTGATCAGGCGCTTGACATAGCAACTACCGTCCTTTCCTACCTCCATGATGCTCATGCCCTTGAAGAGCAGGCTGTTGGCGTTGGTGAAGTCGTGATACTCGACCCCCTTGATACCGGGTAGGGCCACCCCCTCCAGGGAAATCACCGGGTTGTTGTGCAGCCTCGGCGCGACGGCCCCCGCCAGAGTCGCCGCCGCATCCCAGGTGGTATTCGGATTGATGGCTAGGGAAAGCATGGCCACATGTTCGTAGTTCTTACTCTCCCCGAAGGTCGCGGCATCCGCATAGCCACCGCGATGGGCGCAAAAGACGCGAAATCCCGCCTGGATGGGCGGCATGTAGCGTCGCCGACTCTCCGTGTGCCACGCGGCCAGGGTGGCGCTATCGTTCATCCCCAACACCACATAGCGAAACCATTCCTGCCCGATCAGAGATTCCAGATTACCAGGGTCCGGGTCGCCCGCGCCGCCCGACATGGCGGAGATGGCGACCACGAGACCGGCTGGCGATTTTTCCCCATACAGATTCGAGCGGATATCGATATCATCGCCGCAGGTTCCCTTGTGGCGGGCGGTCAGGGTCGCCACGTTGGTGGCCGCTGCCGCCGTCACAGGGATCTTGGTTCCGGCATCGATAACGGCCTGGGCGATCTTGGTGGCGATCTGATCCATGGTATCCGTGCTCGCAATGGCAACATTCACTGGGCGCCCGGCAATATAGAGCGCCAGGACGCCATTGGCGCTGGGGGCACCGGTCACCGTGATGGTGCCGGTCGCCTGGGTCCCCGCTGCGTTGTCGGCATAGGGCAGGAGATACAGATCGAAGGTGGAATCGGCTTTGCGGTAGCGCTCGGCCATTTCCGCCAGCATGGAGCCCGCCCCCGCCTTGACCTTGGCATCCTCGATGCCTGCGATGCGTACCACCTCCCCCGCAGGGGAAGTGCCCGTGGCGAGCTTTTGCCCGACCAGGAGAACCTTGGGCAGATCGCCGCCCAGCCCGGCCCGGCTGCCGTCGATCTCCACATAGACACCGGGGTAACGGAGCGCTTGTGGGATCTCGTCGAACGTGATTGTCATAAATCACCTCCAGAGTATACTGTCGAATGATATCCCGGTGGATCGGGAAGGTAATTGGTTATCAGGACATCGAATTCGTATCGGTCCCGCCAAAAGAAATCTCTTGCCGTGTATTCCATGACCATGCCGCCCGCGAACCTCATGGGTTCGACGTCCGTCGTCATCTCCCACCCCAACAGAAGGGCACGGACGGCCTTGCGATAGGCAAGCAGCAGGTCATCGGTCTCGCCCGTTTTCCTGGTCCGTTCGTTCTCGATGGCAATCACCACATCGAGGACGACGGTAACGTCCTCGGCCCGTTCCCCGGCATGGTTCACCTTATCTGCGCCCCGGATTACCCAACAGACGGGAAGGGGTAGGGCATCCTGGCGGGCACTCGCAAAATCCCCGGCCCCGGCAACCCGACGGAACCATCTCCCATGGAAATCGGTGGGTTTCTGCTTCAGGTGTTCGATCAAGGGGGTCAGAGATTCCATCACCAATCCACCGAGTCACCGGATACCACGTACCTTCGTGGAGAGGACTCGACGAGAATATCCTCTCCCGAGGGCGCCGCTATCGGCGGTACGAGATCCAGTATCCCCCTGGCGTGAGACGAAAGGGTCGCGATGACACCGTCATGGGCCCGCTTCGTGTCCTCGTCGAGTGCGACCCCCTTCACGGTCTGTTGCAAATAACAGAGCGACAGGGTGGCAGCCAGCCTCGCCAACACGGGCGTTTGTGTCCCTTCCGGGATGCCGTAGGATCGGATCATGGCATCGGCATCCGCCAACGCCGTATCGATGACGACAAGGGCACCGGAAATAGCATCCCGGTCATCCTGGGTATACCCGGAAAGGTCCCCATCCTCGATGGCGATGCGCAGCATCTCTTCCGGGGGCGGATCTTCATCGGTGGGCACCGCCAAGTGCAGGAGACGGTGTGCATTGGATCTCGCCAGAAGATCGGCTCTCGTGGCAAACCCCATTATTTACTGTCTTCCTTCTTCTGGTCGCCCGTAATGTCCTCCACCTGCAGCATCTGCTCCCCGGCAAGACGGAAATAGGTAGCCTCATCCACATCCACCTCGCGCCCTTCCTTGCCGAAGGACATCCCGCAACGGTGAAAGGAACCCGCGCCGGATATCTTTTTCGGATGTACGCGAACACGCAGCGTCTTCATGTCGGATGCCTTCTTACCCCTGGTTCTGGGGGGATTCTTTTTCTCCATCTAACTCTCCCGTCTCGTTTCGTGAAAACAGCGACTCTACAGATCAGTCATCCCGGTCTCTTTGCCCGCGGCGTTCCCCGGTTTCGACCTCCAACATGGGTTCCGTGAAAAGGCGTTCGGCAACATCCATCGCCACCTTTACTTCCTTCCACTCGTTGGTGAACGCCAACCCGCAGCGAAAGAATCGCCGTGGCGGCGGCGGGCGGTTGTGCACTCGCACACGCAGGACCCTTTTCCCATCGGGCTCTCTACCCCGATCATGGCCACCACCTCTTCTTCTCATGGACGGCTATCCAGCCACGACTACGCGCTCACCCATGGCGTAACGAAGAGTTCCACTTTGTTGTAGTTGGTGTTACTCGCCCCCGCAGCGTTTTGCTTCGCCTTGAGCAGATCTTCGGCGGCGGACATGTTATCCGGTCCGCACACCAGGAGATCGGGCACGATGCCCAGCTTGCGGTTGCCGTCGCCCACGAACTTCATCATGGCCTTGTAGTTCGCTTCGAAATTCTCTTTGTTCAGATCCGCCTTGGAGCCGAATGCCAGCTGCCAAAAGCCATAGAGCGCCTCTCCGCGCCAGCGTCCACCGAAGCTGAACACATCGAAATCGAACACCTTGTCGCTGGTGTTCGGATTGACCAGGCTATTGAATTGCGGCTGGACGCGCTCCTGGAGATAGAATGGCTTTGGTGCCCGCTTCGTGCAGAGCAGAACCCAAGGCTCTCCGGTCCCGGCCTGGAGGTTGCTCACGGTACCCGCAGTCCCGGAACCGTCCTCGTTGGGATAGACGGGATGGTCGGTGTCCAAAAAGTACTGCCCGTCGTAACAGACCGAATCGAACCCACCCGAAACGAGAGAGAACACCAGATCGTCCTTGAGATCGATGACGGAAACGCCATAGCTCTCCGCGACATCACCATACATACCGTAGTTGTCGTCCTCGATACTCTCGCGGGGGATATCCAGGGTATTCTCGAACTTGCGATTCGCCACCGTGTATGCCGTCGTATTGGCAACCTTGTGGGTGCGCTGCCCGACCCATTCCTTGAAAGCCGGAAAATCGGACATCCATACATAGGTATTGGAGGCGTTCCGACTACTCAGGTAGCCTGAAATACGCTTCCATTCCTCCTTTCTCGAGACAAGCCCCCGGTTGAAGCGGGCGCGCATCGTGGTATTGAGCGCAGCGATCTGTTCGCCTGTCAAAATCTCTACAGTCATCGTTATTTACTCCCGCTCGTAGTCGTGCTGCCCCGTTCCGCCGCGATGTATTCCTCGGTCGTAACACCCATCCGGTTGCACATGGCCTGCCGTTCTTCGGAGAGGGTAACGCCGCCGCCTTTCTTGCCATCCGATTGCCGGTTCAGCAGCGCACTGACATCCGCTGTCTTCAAAAACTCACGCAACCCATTCATGGGTTGCTTTTCCGCCCATTCCTTTTGGGCAGGCAGGAGACGCCCATCCTTCAGGGCGGCCTCGATAAGCCCTTCCTTCTCCTTCTTCTCCCGCGCCAGGGCGGCCTCGTGCTCTTTTTTCTTCATATCATCGTAATCGGTTTTCAGCTTTTCGTGTTCGACGGTGAGGGCGGCTAATTTGGTCGAAAGTTTTTCTTTCTCGACAGAAAGAGATGTGTTTTCTCCGGCCAGCCTGTCTCGCTCCGCCACAAGCACAGCACGTTCTTCATCGGTCACGGGATCATCCTCCAGTTCGAAAAGGGGGTTTCGGGAAAGTTCGGCAAGGGCGTCCAGACCATCCAAGGCCGGTGTATTGGTGAGCGCCACGGAGATGATATCCGTGACATTCCCGTCTCTTGCGTGGTACATAAAGACGGTGCTCGTGTAGCGATACTTCTTTTCCCGAATCAGTTGCGCGGTATCGCCCACCCAGGAAACATCGGTGGCGAACAGACCGCCCTCCCGCCATTCCAGGGTGCGCGGTATCCAGCCCGCGGCCTCCGCCCGGCGCCCGTTATGAACGGAGCGCAGACTCTGGTGCTCGAAGTCCACCAGGATGTCCGTCTTGCGCGCGGCGACCAGTGCAATCACCCGGCCCGCGATGCCGGCATCCAACTGCCAGTCGTCGCACTCCTCCGGTCTGCCGTCCACGGTCCGAAAAGGACCCGGCGGCAACAGATGAAGCTCGGACGTCACCCCCGACTCGGGGATCTCCACCGCCATGGCGGAAACGAGATACGTGGATTGCGGCATGGTGCCTCCTGGCTGGTGGAACGAGCGCCATTCTGGTAGAGGGAAGGGAAGGATAAAAGGAGGGAAATGTTTCCCCCCCCCCCCGCACGACGAGGGGGATGAACAGGGACCCGTAGAAGGATGGAATGAGCGTAACGAAATTCCACGCGGATGTAGAAGATGGGCCAGGCCGAAAGGCCTGGCCCATCGTTTCGTCACCCCGGTAGCCTTTCGTGAGGGGCGGGGCGACACGACCGATTTGTCAAAGAACGCCGTGCAATGGCGAAATCGCTCGAAAAAGCCCCTGTTTCGCCTCGCCCACCCTGGGCCTTGTCTTCGTACCCAGGAAAATTTTCGAAGGCGCCACGGGGATTTCGAAGGGGTTTCGAAGGGTATCCCGTGGCCTAGAAGAGGGAGAATTGCCGGTCGTCGGCCTCTTCCCGACAAATATTGCGGATCTGGCGGCCAGTCAGGCCATAGCTGACGACCAGGGCCGACACGGTCTTCCGTGTACGTTCGGCGCGCAGCCTCTCGTTGCGTATCCTCCTGAAGAGCTTATCCGGCTTGGGTAGCGTCACCCGATCCCCCGCCTTGAGGTGAGGGGCCAGTTCCAGACGCAAACGGGCGAGTTCCGCATCGGAAAGCCCGAGGGCGCGGGTCTTGTACTTGGGCAGGGTGACATCGAGGCCACCCTGCGAGGCGAGCCACTTCGATGCCCTGTCGAACCCCAATGCCCGCACCACGGCCCGCAGTACGGGAGGCAAGCCCCTGGCTTCTTCCACCTCGCAGGACATGGTCAGTCACGCGCGAGGAGCCAGGACTTCATGGCCTCGATGATCCGACTTCCCTCACCCTTGGAAAGATCATCCAAACTCCGTATGGTGCGCCCGGTCTGCCTCTTGCAAAAGGCGAGAAGGGCGGGTCGGGAAGGGTTCTCGACCTTCCCGGCCTGACCGAGCCGCCCCCACAAGCGCACCAGATGGGCGATATCCAGCGGTATCTTCCTGCCATCGTAGGTGCGAATGCGCCGCCATCCCCGTCTCTCGTAGACCGCAATGACCAAGCGTAGCTGATTCGTGTCCATGGTCGTGGCCGAATACCGGCCCTCTTTCTTCCTTGCCCCATAGCGACACAGGAGATCCCGATGGGCATCATCACTCCAACCAGGCAGCTCGGAAAGCGCCCAGCGGTTGGCCATACCGAGAAGACGACGGGCATGCTTGACAGTGGTACTCATTGTTTCCTCCTTTTCTCTTTTCGCGTGGAAGTCGGCTTGCGCCGATTCCACCTTACGGCAGTTATACCAATCGCATACCAGTTACTTCCGAGACGCGCCACTCGCCGACGTCCCGCCCGAGGATGTCCGGGTACGTCGCCTCGCACATGGCAAGGGCCATCTCTTCGTTCTCAGCCACCACGGCCACCTGCATGTAACAGGAAAACAGCCCTCGGTCCCTGCACGGGGTGCCGAAATAGCAAAGGAAAAAGCGTTTATTCATGGTGCCCCGTTCGGCCACCATCGAGACTCAGGTCGGCTGCCCTTTCGGCGGCATGATCCATCCGCATCTTCCGGGACAACGCCCGAAACTCTTTGCTTATCGCCTCCCGCTTCGCGGGATCGATCCGGGGCGGGGGAAGCGCCGGGGGAGAGGGCCGCGATTCCAGGTGATCGAAGAACACCGCGGGGCTCGGCCACTCCCGACACAGCAGCATGTCGTCGAATGCCGCGACCACCCGCTCCCGGTCCAGTGCCTCGTCCCAGGCGATGCGTTTCATTCCGAAGGCCGTCCGCCAGGCGAGCGCGGTACCCTCGATGGCATCGGAGGGCGGGGTACCGGGCAGGCGCAGCAAAAAGAGCTTTTCCAGTCCGATGGAGACCTCATTCAGCAACCAATCATCGGCCATGTCTCAAACGCTCCAATGCCGCAACCCCCTCCATGGTTTTCGAGGGGGCGCCGCCGGTTGGACGCGGCGTACCCGTCGCTTCGGATGCCGTGACCATGGCGGTTTTTCGATAACCGGAAATGATCTCGTATAGATAGCCATGGTTCTTCATGGGGAGTTCCAGCCTGCCGGCATCCCGGTATTCGAGCATCTTCTCCATGGCCCAGATCCAGACCTCGGTCGGCGCCGGGTATTCCCGACCCTTGCGGTCGATGCGCCCGGCCCGGATGTCCGGCGTGATCTCTTCGAGCCGCTTCGTGATCGTGCGAAAGGAAAGGCGGCCCGTTCCGGTACGGAAAAGACCGAGATAGCGCAGCGTGACCCATCCCAGCTTGCCGGAGAGCCCGAAGGCGGCCAGAACGGCGTCCCTCGCCTCCTCGTGGGCGATGGCCACATCGATCGGGGTCTGCACCATGCAGTTGGGGCACCGGAAGGAGTAGTCGTCTTTCATGGTATCCGGGGATGGTCCAAGTGGGCGTGCATTGCGTGGAATACGCGCCTGCGGCGCTATTCCACCCTACTTTTGCTTCCATCCGTTGCGCCGAGTGACGGTTTTGGTACCAATCTCGACTTGGTTGATGGTTTTGTGGCAAGAGATACGTCTCATTCAAGTAACCTCATTTACCGTAGAGAAGCGTGTGTCGTTTTTTGTTTGATGTATGTTTTGTATTAAAATTTTTAAGAGTGGAATGGGGCATATCTCACTTTGACCGTCCCGAGCGAGGAAAAGGCCGCATGGAATTTGTGAATATTCCCCCCCCAAATAGGTGACTACGCTCCCTTTGGGGGCGTCTTCCATCGGAACGCCGTTGAGGAGATAGTTTGTTCTTCCGTTGATGAAGCATTGCGGGAAATCCAATAAGTGGGCAAACCACTTCGTTTCCGTGCTGTTAAAGGTGATGCAGCAAGCCTGATCTACATGGCCTAGGATATATTCGTGCATGAGCTTATCGATCCATTTCTCGTTTCTCCCGCGTCCAAACGGGTGATTCATCCAGATATTTCCGTGCCATGATCGGGAGAGTCCATCCGTTTCCTTTGTGTAGATACGATGTGCCCGTACTCTCAGGTCGTGAGACGGGCTGCTGGCCGGGTCGAGATCGATGCCGCCCATGGTGAGACGGGCCGCCTCCAGGATAGGTTCTGGAGTTCCGTATTCCGTGATACCGGAATCTTGATGGATAAGGATGTGGTCTGGTTGTTTCATGGTCTGTGTCCATCGATGGTTGTTAGCATTGAAACTGCTCTCGCTGCCACCTTCGGAACCCATCCAGCGCCAGTGGCTTCGAGCCCGTCCATCCCTCGGGCCAGCACATCAGGATCTCTTGGCATTCCGGCGTAGTCATCCGCCGGTAGCGCCGCATCAATTGCTCTTGCAGATTGCCGTCGGCGTGATTCTTCCTGATCAATGCATACGGGTTTCGGACGGTCCAGGCCTTCCGGGACTGTGCCGTTGGGGTAAGCAACCAGGAAAATCCGGTGTCGATAATGGGCGCATCCAAGTGCGGCAGCGGAAAACACTCCCCATCTCGCATCCATCCCCATTTCGGCCAGGTCGCCGAGAACTCTTCCAAGCCCCCGAGAAGTGAGAACTGGGGAGTTTTCCACGATCGTGAGCCGTGGTTGTAAATGGCGAACAATCCTGGCCATTTCCGACCACAATCCGGATCGCTCTCCGGTAATACCCTCGGCGCCCTGCTTGCACAGGCTGATGTCCTGACAAGGGAATCCCCCCGTGACCACGTCGATCCTCCCTTTCCACGGCCTTGGGTCGAAGGTTCCGACATCATCCCATACGGGAAATCGCGGCAGGATTCCATCTCTCTGTCGGTCGAAGAGGATTGCCCGCTTGCCGGGGTCGATCTCCACAGCGCAAACAGTTCGAAATCCGAGGATACTACTCGTAAGGATGCTCCCGCCTCCCCCTGCAAATAGTGCCAGCTCATTCATTGCCCTTTTCGTCACAACGACAGTCGATCGGGTCATGCTGCCACCTTCGCGACTGTTCCATCTCGATGAAGCCCATCATGGTGGAAAAACGCGGATCGTTGGTTGTTCGGTGTTTCTCGAACGAACCACGCCATATCCGTCGGAGCTGCTCATCCGGGATGTCTCCCAGCCACTCGAATAGCTCTTCGTAGCCCGGTCTTTGCATTCGTGGTTCCTCCTTTTTCGCGTGGAAGTCGCCTTTCGGGCGAACTACAGATATTCATCGCCGACATAGGTGATCGGTAAGGAAAGCCTCTCGGCATGGGCGATCTCTCTTTCCATGCCAGCGGAGACACCATTGCCACGGAAAACGAGCACTTCATCACAGACACGCATGAAGTCGAGGCCCAGGGCAATACCTGCGTCACGCTCTTTCCGGTTTTTTTCGTTCAGGAATTGCGTGTAAAAGTCGTGGCCCTGATCAATCCGAAATCTGCGTGGAAGGGAATGGCCGAAGTGATAGACTCGGGGAGCTAGGTTCCCCTCTTTCCCTAGCATTGCAGCAGTCGATTGCCCCGGCCTTGAGCCGGGGATTTTTTCAATAGCTCCAAATGGTCGGACGCGGGAAACCGCTGTCTTCGTCCAGGTCGTCCAGATGAATGAACCGACCGCTGCCTTTTTGTGCAATCCCCACGCCGGTAAACATCTTCGACTCAAGTGCAATCTTAAGAACACCCAGGGCATCGGCCCGGTCGACTGCGATGTCAGCTGCTCGGCCCGAGGCGTGAGCACCAGGGCGAGTCTTCTTCGCTTCGATTGGATGATCTTCGCAGCGATACCCGGAGCTGATTGTCATCGGTGCCCCGTAGGCTTCGCGCAGCTGCGTGAGCTTATTCATGAATGCGCTGTCCATATGATCTTCGCCGCAATGGCTGCACGCCATCTCTGCGCTGCTGAAATAAGGCGATACCCATGTACTCATTTCTTAAACCCCTTAAACATTTTGATGCCAAAACTACATGTACTCATTTCTTAAACCCCTTAAACATGGGGCTGCAAACGAAGATCTTTTTCACGGGCCTGTCTCCTGTACCGTGTCGTTCTCTTTTTCGAAAGGTGTCTCCTCCCACATTCTCCCGTCCAGCATTCGCTCCCCCTTCGGGTCCAGCTTCTTCAGGAAGAACGGTATCCGGGCCTCCCGGCACCGGTCGCGGATCGAGCGTATCCAGTCCGGGTCCATGGGCCGCGCCCCTGGGCCGGTCTCGCAGCCCGCGATGACCCAATCGAGATAGGGACGCCTCATCACTTCCGATCCCATTTCGAAGAGATGAGCGTCCAACAAGGGGGACCATCGGCGTAGATCACTGGGGTTGGTATCTATCGGCCCCAAGGCCGGTTCGTAGGACATGAACAGGATGGTCTCCTTCGGGAGGTCCCTTCTCAAGACCCGAAAATCCCCGATGCGATCCTCGAATGTTTCCTGATCCTCCGCGCTGAATCCGAGACACAGGTTTCCCGGCCAGGCATGGCGCGGCCTGTCGTGTATCCGCATCCATTCGCAATCCGGTGCATATTCACCCCCTTCTCCGTCAGGTTCGAATTCGTAGTCATCGGCAACCCCGATCTTCTCCAGGCTTTCACGATCACTCGCTATGGAGGCAATGGGACACTCGTATGGGGAGCAACCATTTTCGTACTCATCGGGCAACCCGGCTATCTCGGGATGATTGCAGCCGTTCCAGTCTTGATTCTCATCCAAATCCCCTCGATACCCGCACATATCACGCATTACGATGTCTTCGTAATGCTCGAACTGTCCTGGGTAATAGGCCCCCCTGCCGTAATCCGTCCACCCGAATGTACGCCTGTACGCGCGTTCCTGTATGTACTCGACCATCCGATCGGTTCGCTTGGTCAGGAGCAGGTAGCGGTGTCGCGGCGTGTGCCAGATGGTGTCGAATATCCGGTCGATGAAATCGAATGGCACATCGGGATGGAACAGGTCGCCCATGGAACAGACGAACACCCTGCGCGTTTTCTTCCATCGGTACGGGATATCGACCCGATCCGGGTGCAGGGTTACCCGAAATGGATGATCCTTCGGATAGCCGCAGCGCCCGGCCAGTCTCTTCGACATGCGCGCCGCATAGCAGTTCCTGCATCCCCGACTCGTTTTCGTGCAGCCAGTGACGGGATTCCAGGTCTTCCCACCTTTCAGCCATTCGATTCTCGACATACGTTTCTTCTCTCTCGCGCGTGGAAGTCGGCTTGCGCCTATTTCACCCTCACTCTCGGTAATCTCACGAAACGGGTCCCTTTGCATTCCGGGCAAATCCCGGCGCCGAGGACACCCATCCCCTCGCAGCGAATGCAGACGCCATTTTCGGTGGCGATCCAGAATCCGTCGCATCCATGGTCCCACTCGCGATCTTCATCGTCGAAGACGCACCTTCCGGTCAACCTCTTCGGTCTCGAGTAAGCGGGGGTCGAAAGATCCACTTCCCAGCTGGCGCAATCGCCACAACGCACCTCGTCGCCATCCTCCCCATATTTCTTCTATCGATCCCCTTGGTTTCTCACGGCGTTCGTCATGCGATGGATTGCAGATTGAGGGCCTTCTTCGCCACGCTATCCACCAGGAGAACATCCAGGTCTCGCTCTTTGCGGAATTTCTTCACGGCGGCGATCAGGCCCTCCACCAACATACGGGCGCTGCCCTTGCAATAGGCATACAGTCGTTCTACCACGTCCTCGCGGACCTCCTCGGCGCCGAAGGCGGCCTGGGTCAGGGCGGCGCAATCCGGGCCGCTGATGCGGTACACCGTCTCCGGCCAGAATCCGACACGGGAACGGATCTGATCCAACACCCCATGTTCCGGCCTGATGATGCCGGAAAGGTGCTCCGTCCCGGACAACACCACGCCGACCCCGGCAATGTCGCGCAGCCTGCGGATGGTGTGCAGCTGCTTGCCGGTCAGTGTTTCCGCTTCATCCATGATGATCAGGCCGTTCGTTCCCTTCAGGCAACTCACCACGGCGTCGAACTTGTCCGCAGCGCTCCCGTGTTCGTACTTGGCGATCCTCCGGGCGAACAGCCGGATAAGGCTCTGGGCCGTCATGGTGGGATTGGCCTCGAAGAGGTAGGTATTGGGGTACGTTGCGGCATAGTGCCGGATCCCGAAGGTCTTTCCGGTGCCCACATACCCGGATAGCACGGAAAAGTTGCGGTTCGCCCGCGCCATGTCACAGGCGGTTTCCGCCAGTCGCAACACACTGGTGGAGACCGTTGGGACCACCAGGCCGTCGGCCTTGTCCTTGTTGCTCATGGCGAATTCCACCTGGACCAGCAGGTTGCCGGGCGGGGAGGTATAAGTGCCGTTCATGATCTGGCTCATGGTGCTCTCCCCGATGCGCGACAGACGCGCCAGGGCCGCTTGACTGTAGCCGTTCTCGGCAAGCCATTGCGGGATGGATTCCAGGATCTCGATATCGCGAGGGCTGTAGTGTCCGGGCCAGGTCTTCTCTTGCATGATGGTCTTTCCTCATTCAGTCGTTTGGGTGTTCGAACAGGTCGTATTCCGACCGCGATTCGTGGTCCGGGAGGGCATCCCGGACGCCATCGACCACGTCGTCGGCATCCATGACTATGCCCGCCCTTGCTATTTGTTCCCGTTTTTTCTTGTCCAGGCGCCGCAGGGCATCCTTGGCCCTGGCCAGGCGCTTTTCCTCCAGGCGGCTCCCGGCCACGGCGTCCCGGACTCCGACCAAGTGCGCATCGCAGATCCAGCGCCCCTCCTGTGTGCGCACCACGGCCGTCTCGTCATCGGCAAGGTCGTATTCCAGGACCACCTTCCTTCCGTTGAAGGCCTCCAGATCCGGGTGCCGGTAGCGACGCTTGCCATGGGCCAGCATGGCCCGGCTTACCGTGAGGATCGCGGCCTGGTACTTCAGCTCCACAAGGCTCCTCTCGGACGGGATGGGTACGAGGCGCGACCAGACCTCGATGCGCGACTGGTCCTTGTCCTCGGGATGCGGGCGATGCACATAGCGCCCGATCCACGCATCGAAGTCCGCAGTGAATTCTTCCAGGGTGGGCAATATCCTCCTGCCCGCCTTCAGGGCCCTTCTGGTCTCCTTCAAGGTATCGCCAAGGGCCTCCCCGCTCATGTCCGGCCCGCAGTAACATGCGGGGCGCCACAGCTTGAGAAAGTCGTCGCGCACGGTGCGAAAGAAACGCTCGATCCAGCCCTTTCCATGGGGGTTGCCGGGGATGGCATGGATGATCTGCTGCACCCCGGCGCGGATGTAGAATCCGGTCAGCCCATCGTCCATGAGCTTGTTCTTGTACCCGGAACCGTTGTCGATATAGAGAATGGGCGGCACGTGACGCCACCTGTGGAAACATTCCGCCCACATGTTCTGCACGGCAGCCGTGCCCTCGTGTTCGTCGGCCCGCCAGCCCACAATGACCCGGCTGCGCATGTCCATGGCCACCGTGAGTTCCGGTCGCCACAGGTCCCCGGTGACCGGGTGGGCGAGCCAGACATCCGCCCTGTAGCCATCGGCCACGTAGACATCCCCCGGAAGGGCGTTGCGGGTGCAGCGTTCGATGTATTTTTGCCTGGTCAATCTGTAGAGCCTCCTTCCGATGCGGATCGGGCTATACATGCCGACCCGCTGATGTTGCCCGGTGAGGTAGCGACGCACCTGCTCGTAGCTGATGTCGATCCCGTCCACTTCCCTGATCCGGCGATGCACCGCAGCCATATCCGGCTTTCCCGGCTGGTTGTAGTATTCCAGGGCGGGCCCCCACCAGCCCCGCGCTTCCACCACCCGACCCTTGTGGTCGGGCACCAGAGCCGCGACCCCATTTTCCCGGTACTTGGCGCACCAATCGCAGAGGGTGGACCGCGACGGTATCCCACGCCCGGACCGGGACGCCAAATCCAGGGCCTTGGCCGTATGCGTGGGCAGTGCCCCGTCGCGGGCGCGGACCCGCAGCAGATCCACGGCGCGATTGCGGCTCATCCCTTCCTCCATGAGGCGGATCACGTAGAGCACCACGATCTCCCGCGACACGGCTTCCTCTCGGGCGTCGTCCGTGGCCTCGCGCCATGGGTCGCGCTCACGGAGCCGTATGACATTGGCCACGGGCAGGAGCCCGCCACCTTCGGCCCGCTTGACCAGAGTACCCCTGGGGCGGGGCGCCGCGAACGGGAGCACACGGGCGGTTCGTGCAACGGATGCCGTCACGAGGCGAGCCCTATTCGGCTACCTTCCTGGGGCGTCCGGGCCCACGCGGGCGCCTTTTGGCGCGCTGCCCCTCCCGCCATGCCGCCTCTCCCTTCTTGCGGTTCTCGATGAGGGGGGCATCGATGATCCAACGCTCCGCCTCCTCCACGGTGAGGCAGGCCTCCCCGACGACGCGCCGGGGCAGGTCTTCCACGGCGCGCTCCCGCATCCCCTCCACGAGGAGGAAGGCGCGGGAGGCGGATAACTGGATGGCGCTGGCCACGCTATCCATGCGCAGGCGCCATTCCGGGGAATCCGCCCCCTCCCCATTGACCTGGTCGAACAGGGTCTCCAACTCCTTGAGATGGAGTTCGATGCCATACCGATGGGCCACGGACTCCTCGCGGACCATCTCGGTGTTCGGCAGGAAAGGGGATACCTGCCCACGGCCCTTCTCCACCTCTTTCAGCCTGAGCCGACTGGTCTCCGCCTCGGCGGATAGATTGGCGTTCCGGGCGCGCAGGGTGCGCACATCCTCCTTGAGTTCGGCAACGCTGCGGTATTGGGCCTCTTCGAGCAGGCCCGCCCCCTCCGCCGACTCGATGGTCTCCTGGGGCAGAGCGGCCAGGAGCATCACCTTGGTCTTGGGCAGACTCGATATCCGATCGAGGTCCTTCTCCGGCAGCCGGGCGACGAATTGGGCGATGCGCATGGCCTCGTAGACGCGCTCCTTGGCCAGCCCCCTCTCCTCGATCCAGGCCAGGAAACCGTCATCCGTATCCTCGGTTTTTTCAAAGTGCGAACGTTTGCACTTTGATCTTCTGTCGCCACCCCACCCCAGCGACAACAGGTCGCGGGCGCGCAGGAAGGCGAACCCGGCGCGGGTGATCTCGCGCATGGCGGAGTTCATGGCGGCAAGGCCGATGTCGGCCAGCTCGTCGAGGTCCCGACTCTCCACGCCGAAGCGCGCGGAGATCAGCCAGTGGCGCGGCAGGTCGGCCCCGCCCTCCACGGGGACGAGGGACGACCCGCCGTCCGACCCCGACCCGTCCTCTTCCTCCGGGGTTGGCGTGTCTCCCTCCCAGAGGGAAGGCAGGCCGAGCCGCTCCCCGGAATGCGGCGGGGGGACCGACTCCCCGGTCATGCCATCCGCGGTCAGCTTGCGCGCCATGTTTTCTCGGTAGAAGCGCGATTCCTCGCTGTTCGGGTTGGGGATACCCAGATCGATAAGGCCACCGTCACGGTCCGTCATTGTCTTTCCTCGTGTTCATGGATGATTCATACTCGGATCTCCGAGCCCCCCGTAGGGTGGAATCGACGCGAAGGTCGACTTCCACGCGCAACGCCGCCCATCCTGGTTCACGCGCCTGGGATGATGTGGAACTTCGCGTCCGTGGCGCGTCCATCCACGACGATCTCGACGTATCGACCCTCGAAGGCGGGGGGCGCCGCTACCATGAGCCCGGTTTTCCCTTCATCGACGAACTTCTCGGCGCAATGGCCATGCCCGTAGAGGACCAGGTCCGCCCCCCGTGCCGCATCCAGGAAATCCTCCTTGCCATCGAGGCCGGCGATCTTCTCCCGGATGCCGGTGAACGGGTAGGGACGATGGTGCAGATAGACGACCTTGAAATGGCCATCGTAGCAGGGGTTGTTCAGTTCCTGGCGCATCAGGGAGATCTGCGGCTCTTCGACGCGGCCACGGGAGAAATCGAAGGGATCGATGGTCTCCAGGTTGGAATCGATACCGATGGAGAGGAACCCGTCATCCACATGGTCGGCCATGACCGGGGCGTTGCGGTCGAGGTACGATCCCTGGAGCCCGAAGGGCCGGGTCAGTATCTCCTCGAAGCGATGCATGGACTTCTTGCTGAAAAAGATGGATCTTCCGTCCACGGCGTAGTCGTGATTGCCTGGCGCCATGGAGATGCGCCCACGGAATGGCCACAGCAGTTCGGCCACCCGATCGTACTGATGGATTCCGCCGGAATGGGTGAGGTCCCCGGTGACGAAGAGATGGGCATCCGGGTAGTCCTTCTCGAGATGGGCGAGCAACCTTTCCACCACGGTCTCGGAATCTCCATCCCTGCCGATATGCAGATCGCTGATGTGCAGCAGGGTCTTCCCGCCATGCGCCGGGTCGATGGCCTGCCGCGAGGGATCGGGCAGATCCGGGGTCTTCTTGCGTGGCCACTGGTCTATTTCATAGGCCCACTCGCGGGCCATCTTCGTCACTCGCGGGCTCGCGTCGCCGACCAATTCGGCATAGGCGCGCAGCGCGTCGGCGGCGAATCGATCCTGGCCACGCAGCAGGAATACCGGCTCGTTTTCCGGGATGCTGCCGTCGACGCATGGTACGCGCCGGTTGTAGTCTTCTCTTGGGTGTCTCATGCTTATAGTCCTCGGTTCATTCTCCATATGGGTCTTGGCCAGAGAGCCATGTTGCGGAAATCGACGCCATCCGGTTCCTTCATCACTCGCTCTGCGAGTGATTTTGCTGCGCCGGGGTGTTCCTCGGCCCAGCGGGACAGATATTCCGCATCCGTCTCGGTGCGCCCCTTCGCGAGGGAGATCGCCAGGCCCACTGCCGCATCGGGGTGTTTTTCGGCCCAATCTTTCAGGCCTTCGGGCATTGTTTCATCGGGGCCCTGGAACGCGGCGCCGATCCGCTCGGCGGCCGTCGGGTTCTTTCTCTCTGTGCCACGGGTCGAAGTCTCGTCGAAGAACCCGGCCACTTCGATGGCCAGGCCTGGGTTCCGGTCGGCGAACTTGGAGAATTTCAAGATGGCGCGTTCGATTCTGCCTTTGATTACTGGGTTGCTCGTGTGGTCGTACAT